TGATACTGTAATTGAAAACCCAGTACCGCTCCCAGCACCAGCAGCATTAGCATCAAAGCTCAATACATCACCGGGTACATACAAAGACCCGCCGTTATCCAATGTGCATTCAGTTACAACACCACCAACAATTAAAATCGTAGCTGTTGCATTAGCACCGCTGCCGCCTGTCAAAGGAACATTAGCGTACACACCGCTTGTATATCCAGAGCCTGACGTAAATGGTAACGTAAACCCAGTGATAATTCCCTGCACAATCGTGGGCGGGTAGTAGAAATAGTGCATCTCTACTGTGTAGTTAGCATCGGGCGATGGACCAAGAATTAACGTTAGCTGATTGTTATTTGATAGCTGTGACCCAAACAAAGCATAGTACCGTGGTAGCCCAGCATAAGCATTACCAGCGTTGGGGTAAGCTTCACGAATGAAGTTAACGTCTTTGTTTAACAGATAATTATAATTACCATTTGCATCAATCACTGCGATTGAATACGGCGACAACCAGTCAACAGGCAACGCTACATAAGGGTTATATGTAGTCAACGTACCATCAACATTTTTACGCAATGACGGAATCTGAACGGTGTTATAAATCCGCTCTTCTGCTTCCTGAATAAACGTAGGAATGCTTGCGACAAAAAGCGCTTCAAAATTTTCTGAATAGTTCTGAATTGCTTGTTGCAGCTGTATGTAATTCACGCCATTGGTCCTCTGGATTTAATGCCTTTGGTAGCAGCACCATAACCACGCATCGTGATGCCATCTGTCTTTGGTTCTTTGGTGTTTGCGTAACTTACACCATTAGGTACTGGGTCTTTAAGCTCTGACTCTTTAGAAGATTTGTCAGTTACGTATACGCCTTTTTTCATTGGCTCTTGACCAGTAACTTTTTTACCAGACATTGTGTGCGGCGGTGCATAATCATCAGCGGGCTTATTATCCCGATTGCGACCAACTTTAACAGCAGGACTGTTTTTAGTTGTAGGTTTAATTTGCGTAGCCATTAACGACCCCTTTGATTCATTGCACGAGCCATGTTGCGACCCATTTTTTTCATGGCTTCGCCTGTTACTGTACGTGCGCCTTTAGCTTTGCTACCGCTTTCGATGCCAATCTCTTTGCCGCTATCGCCTAAATTTGTACCTTTGGTTTTACCAGTCTTGGTAACTCCGTCGGCTGCGCTTCTGTATCCCATAATAAACTCCTAAGAAGTTGTGACTGTACCAATTTGTATTGGCAAAATTAAATTGTTTGGCGTTAAAGCTGTGTCAAACGAACTAGAACCACCAACTGGACTCCAACCCCATTGAAACTGTCTGCTACCGTCTGTTGGATATCCTGCGTTGTTAATACTGTTACTTGCATTTACAGAGGTATAAAGTCCTGTTGCACCGCCTGAGTAATAGCTTACATCAGGTCTTGGTTCACGTACAGCCTGCGGATCGTTAACAGGATACATCCCCAATTGTAGTTGTGGCTGATCGGGGTCCCAACATTCTTTGCAAACTTTAATCTGAAAAAGCTTGGTCTTGATAACTTCTTTCTTTAATTCTTTAAGCATGTACCGCTGACCACAACGGTCACACTCAGCAATTGCATATTTACCTGACGCAAATTTAGAGGGCATGACTCACCTCAATAAAATAATTGCCGAGGCACAAACCGAACAGATGCTTTCTCACGATCCTCATCTGCGGCAAACTGGAATTGCTGTTCGTAATCTGCTTTCAACCCCAACACACGGTTTTGGTCAATTTCAGGAAATTTAATGCTCAAGTAATAAGCAAGCCCCGCAACAACAGCAGGTACAAACCTAAACGGAATATCGCCAGTATTGATACCCGTACCCGCATCTTGCATACGACGTAGCCGCCAATAAACAAACATGTACTGTTGACCGGGATCACCAGTGGGCCAGATGTTTACGTTTGGTAAAAATGTTTGATACACCGGAGCATTAACAGCATGAGTAGTAATCGGTGTTCCGTTGATCCCACGATAGCAATTTAACAGTTGGTTTGCATTGCTTGAGTTACTTGAACCAACGTTTTGGTACAGAATAGTCTCGCCATCAATATTGATGTAACCTTGCGCCGCAAGATTTGCAGTAGACGCAACAGTGATGGTTGTATCTGTAGGTTGTACTACGGCTGTTACAGCGGTTGAGGCTGCTGCGTTTGTATTACCTGACTGTCTATTTATCCATACTTGAATCGGACGCCCATAGGCGTTTTTGGTTGGTATGGTGCTATATGTAGACTCAGAGATACGTGAAATGTTAATGTCAACTTGGTTTTGTCCTGTGCCTGTGCGTATCACATGGTCAAGCAAGTCAATAGTATCTACTGGCAATGGGTAACTAATTTGCCCCGCATTGATGTTAATTGGTATCTGACCCTGCTCAATAGTCCACAGGTTAATACCACGGTTTGCCCACTCAATGGTCAGAATGTTTAAACTGCGACGTGCTGTACGCAAGTCATAACCACTACGCAACTCTTTGCCGCAACGCTCAAACGCCTCTTCAACAAGCTCTGAGAGGTCAAGGTTAAACGTTGTGAGACCAGAAGTTGCCATTATTTTTTCATGCCTTTAAGCGTCTCAGCAAGCCGTGCGCGTTGACCCATTTTACCGGGCTTTTTAGCTGCTGCAGCAAGCTTTTTAGCAGGAATGGGTTGACCAGCTTTAGCGCCAAGTTCTTTACGTAGCGCACCGGGTTTTTTAATTGCCCCTGCAATCCAATTCTTAGCCATTATTAGCTCGCTGGGGGAGTTTCAACGGGGGCTTCGGCAGGCGCTTCAACAGGCGCTTGAACAGGTGATGCTAATTGAGCTTCAAGTTGCGCTTCAAGTTCAATAAGAAAGTGTGGTTGAAAAGGAAGTCGTTTCAAAACATGCACAATGTCTTCAACAACTTTTTGCTCTAACGTTAGAATGATGCTCATTTTTTCCTCGCGGCTCGCATATTATCAATCAAATTTGGATAAGGCCGACCAGCAGCTTTAGCCATTGCTTTTGCACTAGACTTTTTTTCTGAACTTAACTTTTTAGGTTTGCCCAGACCACTAGGGCGTGGCTTATTCCATACTTCACCACCACGTTTAAACACCTCGACTTTGTTCGGATCATCCTTGCGGGTGATCGTCTTTTTGCCGGGCATTTTAGATGGGTTAATGTCACCCATTCCGCGAGAGGCTCGCATGATTAAGCCTTACCGCCTTTGCACATCGCCATTACGTGGTCACGGTGCATCTTGTGACCAGCGCTATGCTTGCCATACTCTTTGCTGTGGTGCTTATGGCTGTCTGACTCATGCTGCGAAATAAAGTCATCATGATGTTTCATGTCAGGACCAGACATTGGTTCCATTTTTTCTTTAACCATTTTCATAATAATTCCTTAACAGTATTTAGTTTTGGTTTTACCACGTTGAGCAACACCATCAGCACGGCTAGAAGTCATGCCACCTGATGCCATCTTTTTAATCTTGCCACCTTTTTTCATGCCACCCATCATGCCCATTGAAGGACCTGAATCACCAAGGTTTGTACCTTTAGTCATGCCCCGCTTTTGAACATCACTTTGACCAAATTTTGTAAGTTTGTTTGAACCGGCTTCAACGTCTTTAGCCATTGTCCGTGGACCCATTGTTTCTTTCATAGCCATGCCACCTTTTTTGAGAGTGAGTTTAGTGCCTTTGCCACCCTTATGTTCTTGGGTGTCATGCTCTTTAAAAGCTTTCTTGATAAGTTTTACATCTTGCTTCTTATCTTCAGCCATTTCCTTACGATCTTCAGCTTTGGATTCTTTCATAACACCACCTTCCTTGAATTTTTTGCCTTTATCGGCAGATGCAAAATCTTTGCCTACTGACTGTGGCACACCGGCTTTTTTAGCAAACGCAGGATTGTGCGCTACGGCTTCCATGAACTTATGTTGTTTGGCTGATGTACTTGGCATCTCATCTCCAATGTGTTTTAAAAAATTCAAGCATAAGGTATCCGATACCGCAGAGCGCAGCCCATGCCAAACCGCCAAGGCTCTTCTCAATAATGGCTTTACGATATTCAGATTTTTTAGCTTCATTTTCAATAGCCAAACGAACCCATTTAACTTCTTCGTCGGAAAGCGGATTTTCTTCTGAAGCTTGCTTAATAGCATCTTTCAGTAAAGCCACTAACTCTTCTTTTGAAATGTTTTCAATAGCCATTTAACATTTCCAGCGTTTTAAACTTGCGGCTTTACGTGTTGGGCGACCCTTTTCGTCTTTCATTGGACCGGGCATACCAGACATACGAGCGCAAAATGATTTTTTACGAGGACCGCCTTCAGGCTGTGGAGCTTTCAGATGCGACCCAGTTGCAGCATTGTACTTAGCACGGCCCTTGGCGGTTAAACCCGCCCCCTGCTTGACCGGCAGCTTTTCACCGCGACCAACAGCAAGAGAGGGATTTTTCTTAGCCATAGCAAATTGTGCAAGAGTTTGCATTAGTCAGCGAAGCATAAATACCGTTGTAAGCAAGTATTCCTTCACCGGGAAGCAAAACAGGAACAGCAATTACGTTAGCGCCAAAATCAAATTGCCACAAAACGTTGCCTGAAGCCGCTGAAGCATTGTCATACAAAATAATAGTTCCAGCAGTGCCATTGCTATTGAATGTAATCTGCTTAAGCCGACAACGTGCTGCGACTAAAACATCCGAAGTATTTGTATGTGCGGACTTAACATCGTATTGCATTGTCATAATTGATCTCCTAAATCAAAGAATGGGGCCGAAGCCCCGCGATCAATTAGTCAAAGTTACCGTATGGGTACGTTGTCAAGTTACCAATGTTGTTATCAGGCTGGCTGTATTGCAACGTAAAGTCGTAACGACCTGTAATTGCAGTAGCGCTTAACAGAGCAGTGCCAACAATCGCAACAGTCACAACAACTTGAGATACGTTAGGCGATGTACCGCCGTTATAAATATCAATTGGCGTTGCTGTCTGGTTTTGAATTTGAGTTGCAGTAAATGTTGCCAATGACTGGCGACCAATTGCAGAGATAGCACCCGTTGCAAAATAAGCAGGCGTACCAGCGGCGGCTGTGTAGTTGTTTGATACATAAACCGTTTGTGAAGTAACGGCAGCAGTACCACCACTCACGGCGTATAAAGCTGCTACGTCAACATAAATGTTATCAAGATCAGCGCCAACTGGAAGATAAAACACAGCACCACGATAGATGTTTGTGTTGGTATCAGCAGGAATTGTCTGAGCTACAGCAGGGTATGCTGTTGAGGATGGTTGGTAAACAACCGCATTAAGGTTTGGGATTCCGTTTGAATTTACAAATTGACCTGAAGAACCAGAATAAGTGTTTGTTCCAACAGTAGTATTTGAGAAATCTAAGTCAATGTTATTGACTAGCTGCGAATAACCTACGTTACGCAATGGACCAAAACGAACGTCGCCCGACAGAATAGGGCCGTCAAATGTACTACGTGCCATGATAATTCCTTATGCAAAAGTAACCTTATCAATCGTTGCATCGTCTGCTGGGGCAGTAGCGATAAGGTTAAACACCCAGATGCTTATTTATACATCTTTTATGAATGTGGGGCAAGTAGTTTGTTTGACTTTTTTAAGATGGTTGGAGAGTGTCAAATAATTTTTCGTAATACTTTTCGAAAACAAAAACTTAAATTACGATACAGGTAATAAATTTTTATACCGATACATAAAGAAAAAAGCTCCCACCTTGTGAGTGGGAGCCTTATAAGTACTTGATTTACAAGACTTATTAGTACGAAGCGTAGATACCGAGAGGATCAGACCAACCAAACGAGTAACGCTCGCGTGATTTGTAACGCACGTTGCCTGTGTCAAAATCTCCATCCATTGAGTTTTGCAAGGGTGTACGCTCAAACATCTTCAAGCCGTTAGGCACATCAGTGGTTAAGAACCATGCGTTAGTTGCGGTCAAGAAGTGGTTAATGGTGTAACCCTCTGGAACCGAACCGTTGTTCTTAATGGCGTTGATGTCGTTGTTGTTTGTACCAACACGCAGTTCAGTGTCAAGCAAACGAGTTGCAACGAACTGAAGTGCAGGAGGAACAATCAACTTCTTGGGTTTAGCAGCGATTAGCAAACCACGCTCATCAGTCCATGCAGCAATTTGAATAACAGCGTTTTCAAGTGCTGTTTCGTTCAAGTCTGCTGGGGTTGTTGGGGTGTTGCCGTTAGTGCCGCCGTTGACCAAAGGGTGTGCTGTATTAAACAAAGAAACGCCGTCACCACCAATATACTGAGCAGAGAAGCCGTTGTTCAGAACAGCAGCAGCTTTAACCTGCTTGGTATAAGCCATAGCGCGGGCAAGACCTTTGGTATAACGAGCCGACAGTGAGTCGTACAAGTTATCTTCAATTGCCTCTTCCGTTAGGGAAAACCCTAATGCAATGGTTTCGTGGTTGTAACGTGCTGTCCAAGCTTCTTGTGCATTGTCATAAGCGATGGCAGAACCCTCGTTTTTAACAGGTGCAGCAGAAAAACCAGACAGTTTTGTTTCTTCTTCAAAAGAACGCTCAGAGGTTTCAATTTCATAAATCTCTTTGTGTTCTTCGCCATAACGAGCATACTCCAAGCCGAACAATGCGTTCAAACCGGGAAGAAGCTCTTTAAGTAGCTGTGCGCGTGAAATAGCCATTATTAGCTCCTAATTAAGCGGTTTGAGTAGCTGTGCTGTTGTAATACTCATGTACGCCTTGGTTCCACTTGAGCAGAACTTCTGGATACTGGGTAAACACCAACGTTGAGCTTGCTGGGATTGTTGCAGCGGTTGCAGCTACACCACCGGCGTTCATAGTGCCATACTGAGCATTGAGAACAACAGAAGTAGCGCCTGCCGATGCAGCAGTGCTGACATACGAGCCTGTACCAACGTACTGACCGTTAGATGCCAAGAACCCAACTTCAGTGCCAACTGGCAAAGCGTTTGGTAAAGCACTAGTGGTAAGAGTCGTAGTACCGCTTGAGTACGTTGCTGTGCCAAGGTTAACGTAAGTATCGCGAACGATATCAACGATGCGCCAAGGAAGAGCAGCAGTCGTAGCAGCAGAGGTAGACAACACGGCGTTGTACGAATCACCAGTGTTTGAATTACCTGCCAAGTCAGAAGCAGCAATGTTCAAACCAATCATGGCTGTAGCAACTGAACCGATAGTCGAGCCACCTTGTGCAGTCACAACAGCAGACTTAAACACAGTGTCAGGATCATCAGTAACGATAGCAACAGCATCACCAGCCAGAGTCGATGCAGGCCAGAATTGGCTGTAACGTTTCTGTTTAGTAACTGGATCGGTGAAAGAACAACCCAAGAAAATACCAGTCAAACCATAGCCAGTAGCGCCAGTCGAAGCTGAGCCACCAGTGGTTAAAGTGATACGTGTAACAAAACCGCGAGTAATCGCGACCACATCACCGTAAAAAATGTTAGTGCCATAACCGTACTGAATAGGTAGGTTACGTGTCGAGCCTGAAAAGACCTGACCACCAACAAGATTTAACGGCTTGAATCCGTAAGGACCCGGAACAATTGGATAAGCCATTTAAAACTCCATAAAAGTTAAGAACCCTTGCCAAAACTCGTAGAAGACCTATTTTCTTTAAAGAGTGGCATACGGGCATCGCTTTGACGCATAAGGGTATTATCTACAGCCGCCATTTGAGATTGGGTTTGCTTGTCGAAATATTCTTTCTCTTGCTTACCGTATCTTTCTGGGCGCTTGCAGAGCAATAAACCGCCGATTTCAATTTGATCTTTATACCGACTATTTGGGTCAGTTAACATTTGAAATTTAGGCTGTTCAATTAAAGGTACTGGAACCCATTTTTCTCTTTGAAAAGCAGAGATATTACGGGGGTCAATATTGTTTAGCATTGAAACTCGTTTCCATTTGTATTCCATTCCGGGTTCTTTATCTGGTTCAGGTAAAAGTTCCGCAGGTTTCCAATGGTCAGGAAGTTCCATTTCTTCACGAGTCTCTAATTCACGAGGTGTTTTATTCATTTTAATTCTCCAGTTTTAAAACTTCACGTACATATTGTTCAGGCGTAATACCCAATTTTTTAATAAAAGCCGCTTGTGTTTGGCTTAATCGCACCTTTTTTGAAGATGTCGAACGGGTTGCCGGTGCAACAACGACGGAAGATTTTTTAGTGGGAGTTTCCTCTCTTTCTGGTTCATTAAAATTTTCTGAAAACCTCTTTCGCATTGTTTTGTCCAATACGGAATAATATTCATCAGAGCCGACTGCAACACCGTTACGTTTAAGTTTTTCGTGTAAACCTAATGCCGCAGCGGTCATTTCTTCATCTTGACCAAACCATGCATTGCGTTCTTGCCACGCTAATGCTTTAGAATCAGGACGTTGAGCTTGTTGCTGTTGTACTGCATAATTTTCCTCTTGTAAAGGAGGAATTTTCATATTATTTACACGATCCATTTGCATGGTTATGCGTGTAATTGCTTCTTGAGACTCTAAAAGAGCATCTGTATCACCAGAATCATAAGCCTCTTTATATGCACGACGTGCATTATCTAGCTGCATTTCTGTCGAGTTTTTAACTGCGGATAAATATTCTTCTTTTCCGTTGTTAAGCATTGAACGAATGCGTTTGTTTTCTTCTAAAAGTTGTTGCGCTGCCGCTACAGCTTCTTGTCTTTCACGAAAAGCAGCTTCTTTTTCGCGTCGTTCATCGTGATAAATCTTTTTAGCTTGTTTAAACTTCTCTCGAACATCTTTTGAGTAGCTTTCAAGCTCTTCTTTATCAAGTTTTTCAACAATTTCTTTCGGCATTGGTTGCCGATCACGGTCTTCTAAAGGTGTATCGTCTTCTATTTCAATTTTTAACTCGTTATCGCCCTCATACTCGATACTAATATCGGTTTTTTGAGCGTCTTGGTCTATTTCATCTGGAAATTTGTAATTATCAGCCATTTTTAGCTCCTTTATTTGCGCCGAATGCCACGGGGATCATCCACTACACCATCAACAGCATCTTCATTAATTACGCGAAACTCTCGACCGTGAATAATCAAACGACCACCTGTATAAGGCTTAACCAAAATAAAATCGCCTTCTTTACACCAAGGTCCTGATGGGTATCTTTCTTTATCGGTATAACAATCTGGACCTAATTTCACTACAAACAACACGGTAGTTAAAGTTTCTTCAATATGCAAAGTTTCATCGGCTTTAATTAAACCACTTTCATATTCTTTATCTACTTCAGGAATTGCACAAAGTATTTTCCACCCACTTGGGCGTGGTAACTGCGTTGCTTTTTCTTCAATTGTGGCTGAAGGTTTATAACTTCCTACTACTTTTGGATTATTGGGGTTTGAACCAATAAGGATTTCATTCATCTGAATGCTCCATGCGTTGTTTAAGGTCTATGATATAACCCTTTGCAATAAGGAGACCTCTTACCTCACCACAAAGTCTTTTATATTCGTCAAATCCTTCAATGTTTCCATTAATAAGATAATCTTTAAGTTGTTGAACTTTTTCGTCAATTTGTTGAACCAACAGTTCATATAAATCCATTATTTTCCTTTTTCTTTGTGTTGAACATCATGTTTTGCACGAATATCAGATACTTTACTAGCCATTTTTTCAGCCATAACTTGTTTGTGTTTGGTTGAATCTAACCCAATTTCAATACCTCTTTGCATTTGTGCGGCTTGAAGTTTTTTGTTTTCAAAATTGTATTTAGCACCAACCTCAATCCCTTTAGTTGTTTGGTCTGCATTTAATTTATGCATATTGTATTGATTTTGTTGTTCAAGTCTTTTAAGTTCAAGTTGAATTTGTTGCATTTTTAATTGTGCATCAGTTTGATCTTTTTGAGCTTTACGTTGAACATCTTGTTGTTTAATTTGCAATTCTTGTTGTTGCATTTGAACCAATGGGTCTTGAGCTTGTTGTTGAGCTTGTTGTTGTGCTTGTTGATTTTGATTTCTTGCTAACAACTGTTGAGCCGCTTGAGCAATTAACGGTGACAAACGTGCTTCAACTTCAGGATCAATGTTTGCAGGATCGCCATTTTCATCCAGTTGTGGAGGAAGATTCATTCCTAATTGTTTTTCAATTTCAATCCGATACAAAAATCCAATATGTTCTGCCATATGCGCTTGCCCAGCAGACATAATTGCTTGTGCTTGTGGCATTTGACCAACAAGTGCCGCAATTTTAGGGTCATCTGCTGCCGCTTTGTGAACTGTTATATGTGCTTCGTGATCTTGATATGCAAAAGCTTTTACTGGTTTTCCAGCCAAAATGTTTTGATTTTCCGTAACTGGGTCTTGTGGTTTTTGGTCATCAGACATAGGCACAAGTTTTGCAGTATCTTTAACGCCAAGTACCTCAAGCATTTGACGGTGAAGCAATGGCATATTGTAAATTTGTGGGTTGCCTTGTGCCAATTGAAGTACTGCTTGGTATTGAACAATCTTTTGTGCCATTGTGCTGGCATTGGGATCAGATACTGGAATAACATCTACATTTTTATAGTCAGATTTACGCGCACGACGACTGCCTTCTTCCGGCTCGTAGTCGTATTCTTCGGGGGCATTATCAGCAATAATGTCTTTAAGAAGTTTTAATTCTTGTTTTAAAGAATAATGAGTTCTTGCTTGTACCGCACTCATTACTTTTAATGTGCGTTCTAAAATGGCTAATGTAGTTCCAACAGGGGCTTGTGCCGACATATCGCTAATTTGCAAATCTGCGGTATTAGCAAAACGGCGACCATCATCAATAATTTGATTTAATAATACTGTTAATACTTGGCTTGGCTCTTTATATGGCAATGGCAAAATGTTATCGCGTAACGCACCACTTGCAATATCTACATCCCTAAATTCACCGGGTGCAATAGGTGTGTCATCGCCTTTAACGCGCATACCTTTGGTTTTAAATCCACCGGGCAAATTACTTAATGTTCCTGCGTCTACTAACTGACGGATAATAGATGTGCCTGATTTTGCATAAGCTCCGATTAAATGTATTAATCCAAAACAATAAAAACCAAAGCCCGGAATATAACCATAATGAACAAAATGTTGACGTTTTAATTGTTTTTTATCATCTGGTTTCCAATTACGTCGAATAGATAATACTTTGCTTGTGCCTTTTTCAATTGTAATAACATAAGGCAATGCAATCCCAGTTGGTTCTCCATTTTTATCTATATGTTCATAACCGGGCAAATCACAGTTAACATGCATTTCAAGAATTTTAAAACGGTCATCTGTTGTTGCTCTAAATCCTAATTTTTCTGCAATCTTTTTTTCAACTTCATCTAAAGAATTTTGTGGCTCACCCAAATCAATATCAAGATAAAATCCAGCTACTTGTAGTTTTCGTAACTCATTTTCACTTTTACGCATTACGTGAGTAATACGTTCTGCCGATTCTAAACTACTTGCCCCATAAGGCACGACAACGTCTTCTGCGGGAACAAATATTGCAACTTGCCTACCTAAGTTAGGGTCTTCGTAAACCTTTTTAAATGCGTTACCTGCCAGCCCCAAGCCCCACATTGTGCGTTCTGTTTCTGGGCGGTACTCAGGCATTTTTTCTGTTAATTCATAATTCATATCTTCGCGTACACGCGCAGCAGATTCTTTCTTTTCTTGAGTTTCTTTTCCAATAATCTTAGTCATTACAGGACCTTCCGCAGGGAAGATAGACATAATGCTTTCTGCTTGGAATTTAACTAAAGCTTCTGCTAACAAAGGATGATAAATACCACACGCACCGGGCCAAGGTTCCATGCGTTCTTCAATTTTTAATCCTAGTAATTCAAGCCCATCTACATAAGTTTGAATCCAATCTTTGCGTGAAGTAATATCACTATCAAAATCGCTAATTAAATCACTAGCAATTTCTGCAAGTTCAGAATCACTTAACTTTTCTGCAAGGTTTTCAGAAAAATCATCGTTTTCTGGAATAATTTCAATTTGAATTCCACCTAAATCTATAGACACTGATTCAGGGTCTTCAATTTCAATTTCAATAGGTTGTTCTAAGCCAGTTGGTGCTTGATACAATGATTTTTCAATAGCCATATTGTTTCTCAATAATAATTTGTTTTGCGTCGCATTACGGGTTCATCTTCTTCATCAGAATCAAGTTGAAGAAACCCACCTTGTCTAAATCTAATCAATGCTTGGCTGGTTGAGTCAACAATGTCATCATGGTCTCCGTTTGGAAATGATGCACATTCTTCCATGACTTCTTCAGCCCATCTTGTATCAGGACACCATACATAACCCGATGCAAATAAATCTGATATAGCGTTTACACGGGCTATCTTATCAGAACCTTTGCTGGGTGTATATTCTGATAAAGGAATACCAATTTGTCGAAGTTCATAAATTAACGGCGCACCAGCAGCTTTTTTTTCAATGATTAAAGAATCTGGTTCCCATTCTTTATAAAGCTCGTGCGCTTTCTTTTTAAGCTCAGGAAACTCCATACGTTCTTTAAATGCATCTAACAGAATAATATTTGCAACATCAACGCCGTTTACATTAGGATGGTAAAAAACGCCCCATGTTGTGCAAGCAGAGTAATCAGCTCTTGAGTGTTTTTCAAATGCAGTATCCCAAGATTGAATAATGTATTCACATGGTGGCGCTCTTTCTCCTTCCCATATCTTCCACATATCCCTTTTAATGATTGCACCTTCTTCAGAGGTAGGATTTTGTTGATATTGTGCTTCCCATTTACTAACTGGAATCTCAGCTTTGATGGCTTCTAATTCTTTCTTAGACCAAAACTCTTCCCATAAAGGTGTGCCTGAAGGTAATAGCGCAGGAAATTCTATAACTTCCCATTCATCACCTTCTCGTTTCATTGAGTTAGTTAATATTTGACCCGTTAAATCTTTCTTAGACCAACGTGTCATTACAATAATAATTGCACCACCCGGTTGCAGCCGCTGACGAGGTCCAGAGCCGTACCATTCAAATACCCTATCATAGACCTCTGGGTTGCCTTGCATGGCTTCTTGCTCACTATGCGGGTCGTCAATGATCAATACATCAGCACCTTTACCCGTTACAGCACCACCAACGCCAATAGCAAAGTAATCACCGCCTGCATGGGTATTCCATCGCCCAGCAGCTTTTGAATCACTAGAAAGTTTTGTAGGAAATATTTCTTGATATGTTGAAGTGTTGACTAAGTTTCTTACTTTACGCCCAAAACCTACAGCAAGTTCAGCAGTATGTGCAGTCTGAATGATCTTTTTTTCTGGGAACTTCCCAAGAAACCATGCTGGAAACAAATAAGAAGCAAATTCTGACTTAGTGTGCCTTGGGGGCATGTTAATAATTAATCGTTTTAATTCACCATTAGCTACGCGCTCAAAAGCATCAGCCATAATTTTGTGGTGTCTACCCGATATAAACGCAGACCACATTTCCCCAACAAAAGGCATAAAGCTTTCTTTACACCTTTCAATTTTGTCTGCTTTAAGTAGTTCAACTATTTGTTCAATGTGAGGAGAATCTTTAGGTAATACATCCATAAGCTTGATGTACTTAGCAACTTCTTCTCGCGTTAACAAGCTCATAACTTGGCTATCCGTTTTGCAGATGCGTCAACAACTTTCATTGACCGTACCATTCTAGGTTGAACACTAAGATATCCTTGCTTCCTTAGTTTATGTACATACTTATGAATATTGCTTTTACTTTTAGTGCCAATCGCATCAGCAATGTTTTTGTACGAAGGTGCATAACCTTTCATTTGAATGTAAAGGTTTATAAATTCAAACACTACTTTTTGTTTCGGGGTCATGTCGCGTTGCTCCATGCATTCATAGCTGCGCTATTCCTCATCTCTTCGTGCGTCAAACCAATACATTGGAGTGCGTTCGCCCATGTACGCACCTTCTATATTGAAATCAAAGAACTCTTGAGCTTCTTCATAGCTCATTTCTTTAGATAGTTTATCAATCATCTTATTAGCACTGTATATAACTACAGGTACATCTGCTCTAAATGTCATGCCCATGATGCAGTCATCATATCCGTCTGCAAACAACAAATCCGGGTCTAGTTTTACAAGTTTATTTTTCAAAATATATATACCCCGGGGGTGAACAAAAGGGAAACACATGGGGGGTATTCTACATGATTGTTTAAACAGAGGGAAGAGGAGAACAGACGATGGGGGTAGGTGATGG